CTGCACCACCAGATGAATTTGCAACTGTTGTTACAGTTAGTGTTTGATTAGTTCCACCAACACTTAATTGTGATGATGGTGTAAATGTACTACCACCATTTCCATTTGCACCAGCTGTTCTTAAATAATTAACATTAATTCTATTACCTGAAGTTGGTATAATACCTGTGTCTGTACCAAATATAAGTTCATGAAAACCATTTGGTGTTTCTTGAACTCTAAATACCCTTGATGTACTTAACAATCTTATTGCATTATTAATATCTGTATATGAATTAAATGATGCACCTGAAAGAGTATCAAATACATTTATTTTAAGTGTATCAATATCAGCTGAGGTATCTGGTATTACATAAACCTGATTATCACTTGTATCACCTACAATAAAATTTCTAGTTGTTTCTGTACCTTCAAATATAGGTAAATTATATATTGTATTTTGTGCAGTATCTGTTGCACTGGATAGACCAGTTGATTTTGCGAATCTATAAAGTGTATTTGAACCTGATGCCTCTGCAGTTGCAGTGAAAACATCTCTTGTTTGGAATGTATATGATGCACCAGCAATTGTGGATGTAAATTTAGTACCACTAGGTAATGTTACACTTGATGGTGCTGGATCCCCTGATGGAACAGTAATGGATATATTAACAGTTGCTTGTGCAGATGTAATTGAACGAGGTCTATATCCAAGTGTTTCTGCATGAGATAAAACTGATGAGCGAAGTTGAGCAGTAGAAAGGAAAGATTCATTTAATGCAAGATTGGCAGTTAATGCATTAAAATGTGTATTATATGCAAGAACGTCTAATAAATTATTAAGGGCTGATCCTTCAAAATCATAATCCTCAAATTCACTTTGTTGTTGTAAATATGTTTTAAGTGAAGTCTTTATATTATTAAAGTCTAAACTTGTTGAATTAATTGTTGTTGCCATGTTACTTTCCTTGACCTCTATATGCTTTTAACTGTCTTCGTTTTGACTTGTTCATACTAGATGTAATTGGTTTTCTTCCTTGCGAAGTACCTTTATATGTTTTTTCATGAGCAGATGCCATTGTATATTTTGTTTTTCTCATTACCTTAACCTTGCCAATGAAACATTTAAAACAACCTCTTCCAAAGTGTTAATAATTTGAAAAGCAACAGTTATTTTTACATCATTTATATCTGGTTGTACCAAAGCTTTTACACTTCTAACTCTAGCCCTAGGTTCAAAATTATTAATCGCGTTTCTTACTTCATCTTCAATACTTTCTTCGTCCATAAAAGATGATAATTCAAATAAAAAATTATTTAAATTTCCACCAAATCCAGGACTAAAAGGTTTTTCCAATTTATTTGTTAATAATATATTTTTAACTGATTGCTTTACAGCAGCTGCATCAGTTTTTTTAAATACATCATTACTTGGAGCACGAGCAAATGTTAAGTCTAAATCACTATAAACTTTTTGTCTTGTAGTAATTATTGCCTTACTTTGAAGATTACCATCTTCTATGGAGTATGCTCTTTGTGCCATGATACTTCTATTTATAACCTAATTTCAATAATTTCATTACTTGATTGTTTCTTATTATTCAATTGTGTTTCCAAATCATATTTAAAATTTACACTAAATGTTGATGGTACTGATGGCATTACAGCAATGATTGATGCATGCAAATCACTACCGGTAAATGTATCGTATGCCAAAATAAGTTTATCATAACGACTTGCAATTCTTAAATAATTAACAACATCAAATGTTGATTCAACTGCCAAATTACCATCCTCATCATATAATTCATATACAATAGCTCTTCCAGTTTGTCTTAAATCGTTTATACCACCTGATGTTACTCTTTCCTTTTCAGCAGGTTTATATAATCCTTCAGAAACAACTAATCTAAATTTTGTATTTCTTTGTGCAACCCTCATAAACTCACCTTGCAAATATAAATTTCTTGCAATGGTTAATCTCTCAGCATATAAACCATTATCAAAATCAAAATGTGAACCAGTATTTTTAAGAAATTTTCCTATTGTAATACCTTTTTGTAATAAGGTTTCAGTTGTTAATTCCTTATCCTTTACAAAATTAGGGTTATATTGAGGGTCCGGTAAATATATCATTACAATTCCTTAAATGGTTTTATTAATGGATTTGAGGATTGTCCAATTGGATTTTCACCAAATGATTTTTGTTTTTTGGAAACAATTCTGCCAACCTCGGTTGGTAATCCTAATGAGGCATTTGCACTTAATATACCATCATTTCTGAGTGAACCTATAAATTTACTATTATTATAGTTATTATTATCACGTAGTTTACTTCTTGCTTCTGCAGAATCCAATCTTCTTGTTGTAATATCACCAAAGTCTTCTTCAACATTAATAGCATTATTAATAATTTCATCAGCATCAATTGTTACCTTACGAATACCAAGACTTGAATTTCTCAAATAATCATTCATAATCGCTATTGTTGGTTCAACAGTTTGTGTGGTATTAGTTGCTGTATTAGTAATAGGTCCGAAACCAAGGGCAACACCATTCAGGTCTCCTTTAAAGGTTGGTGCAGTAACACCTGCTTCAAATGTGGCAGATGTACCAAAATAATTTCTACCATAATGTGTTACACTTTCACCACCAATTGTTCCTTGTTTACCAACAACTGATACCGTATTACCTGCAATATTTGTTGTATTTGCTGATATAACAACGGAACCTTCTGATGTAAGTGTTAGTGTATCACCAGTATTGTAATCAACTGTTCCTTCAACAAACTTAACTTCATTACCTTTGATGTGTGTTTCTTTATCATCTAACGATATATCTGTATTCACACCGAGTACATATTGTGCTCTATTTTTCTTAATTTCTGTTGTATGACTTTTTTCAACTGTTTGTTTGAAGTTACCATCTATTGTTGATATTTCGTTACCGTGTACTTTTGTTTTGAAATTACCACCAACCTCTAGGTTCATATCACCATCAACTTTAAAATTAAGGTTACCTTTATAATGTACATCACCATTTCGTTCAACAATCATCTTGTGGTCATTACCAACAATTTCTACCTTATTACCTTCAGCGCCACTTGATATGATAACAGTACCATCAGGTCGTATCTCTATACCTGCCTTTGAACTGTGTAATATAACTATTCTTTGTGTACCAGGTGTATCGTCCATTTCAAATACATGACCACCTTCGGTTTCTCTAACACTATTTTTTGTATAATGTGAACCGGTCAATGGTTGTAAACCTAAATCCAACCCCTTGTCGCCACCGCTAATATGTACTGTATTGACCTTATGACCTCTTGCAGCCTTATTAAGTGATGATTCATCAATATGTTCAATTTTAGGATATTCACCTGCAGGGTCAGAAAATCCTCTATCACCTAATATTTTATTATTTGGTCTTGCCATTATTCTAATTCCGTACTAACTAAATTTTGTCTTGTTAAAGTGCTTGAACTTGCTTCTTTATTATTTCTTTTTCCAAATAATGTTTCAATATATGTATCTGCCGACCAACCTATGTCATCTAGTTCTGGTGAAGCATATACCTGTATACCTGGAAACATATTATATGCAACTTCCAATAATTGTTCAAAGGAATACCAGCTACTTGTTGTTGGGCTATTAACAGAAAGTTTTGCCTTTTCTGTTCCAAATGGTACATTATAACCACCAGGTAATGCAACAACAACTGCATTTTTATAACTTATTGCACTTGGATATTTTGCCTCAATATCTAATGGTCTACCTCTTTGTATTCTACCATCTTTTCGTATAAGGTAGTGATATGGTATTCCATCAAATGGTGCAAAATTTTCACTTGAATATAATGTCTGAAAATCTTTAGCCTCAAAATTATCATCTAAATATTCCTCTGTATATTCAACTATAATTTGTGAAAATTCTCTTTCAGAATTTCTAAATTCCAACATTAATTCTTCAATTGTACTTACAAAAGTAAATTCATAATCATCAGGTGTATTTTTTCCATTAAAACCTTTTGTACTGTTTACAATAATTTCATCATCAATATTCAGTGTGAGTCCTAAATTTGTTTCAAGGACTGAATTCGTATTAGTATCCCCAGTAAGAGCATTTGTTATATTTGTATTTAAATTTGATTGTATAAATGTTGTTAAATCTGACACACTATTATTAACATTTGTAAATTCTCTTATAAATTCATTTCCAACACCTTGTGGTGATAATTGATTTAATAATGCATCTGCCAAATTAGCATTTGAACCTACAGTAAATTTTTGAGTTACTTTACTAATACCAGATTTATCACCAGATATTTTTTTAAGTGTTTTATCAATACCTAAAGGATTTGTATTTGATACCGCTGCTTCTAAAAATCCATCCTCAACACTTGCACCAGTAATTGTAGCAATATCTGATTTCCTTGATGATGTTTTTTTCAATTCAAGTGCAACGTCCTCATTTAATCTACCAACAACAGGTGAAAGTGTATTTTTTTCTGTACCTAATCCTTCATCGGCAACAACCTCAAAACCATCAATTATATCGCCAACCTTTTTACCTTTGGCCTTATATAATGAATCAAAATCATTGAGTGATTGTATACCTTTATTATTTAATTCATTAATATTAACTGTGTTTTTTACAGTTTTTAAATTTTGATTTAAATTATTTAATGTTACCATTTTAATTACCTTTTGAAAGTGCTGTTAAAATATCCCTAGCAGCATTTCGTCTTACCTTTTTCTTTGATAAACTTTTATCTTTAGGTCTTTCATATTTGAGCATGAATACATCTGATGCCTCATCAACTGTTTTTGCTCTAACTAATAAATTTTTTCCAAGCCATGATTTTGTATCCAATTCAAATGTAATAAAACTTAATTGTGCATACATTGTGTCAAAAGGAATACTTTTACTTCTTTCAACCAATTCATTTTTTCTTGAACCTTCCCATTGTGCAACACCAAATCCTGGGCCACCACCAACTTGTTCCTGAGCTGGATTTAAATCATTATCATTAATTGTTGCATAACTTTCAATCCATAAATTACCTAATATCCCTGCAGTTGCAATTTGTGAATATTGACCTCCAGTTGTTGACCTAAACCAAAACCATGCTTTTTCAAGATTTGTAGTACCTTTTAATAATTTATCAGGGTCCTCAAAAAATGAAGGTTTATTTACAGGTATTCTAAAATCATGAGGTGATGGTAATGTGATATCAAAATTAAATTTGGTATCTCTTAATAAATCATCTCTTTGATAATTTGGTACACTACCTAATACTATAGGTTCCTGAGCATTATCACCATCTGCAAATATACCATATACAGTTGAAAATGGTTTTAATCCTGGATTTAATCCTATACCAGATACACCTGCCTCAGTTGTTGGTAAAATAGTTAAGGCCCAAGGTAATGCCTTTGTTGGTATATCTATTTCATTTTCTGTATGAATACCATGTATACGAACTTGTACTCGACCCAATTGTAAAGGGTCATTAACATTAATAACCTTACCATAAAATGTTTTAGCATTATCACCATAATATGATGTATTAATTTTTGGTATCATGATAAAGTTATTCCTTCATAAAGCTGAAAAGCATCTATTTGTGATTGAACTGGACTTCCAACTGTTTGTTTTAAATCGACTGGTCGTGAGGATTCAAGTTTGCATATGTCCATATTAATATAGTAACTTTCCTTTTTAAATATGTGCACGGTTCTTGCTATTAAATGGTCACCAGATTTTCTTCTATCAATAACATGACCTTCATCTACTATATTTAAAAAATGGAATTTAGCCAATCTTCCGACTGCATAATTAATATCACCATATATGAAATTTGTTCCGGGTATTGTTACCATTAATTTTCTTTTATTTAAAAAGCTTTTTATAGCCATTGAGGTTATTTTATTATTATATTGGCCTTCCTCGGATTCTTCAACAATAGATGTTGTATTTGAAAAACCTAATTCATAAGGTTTTGTTGATGGATAATTATATATTTTTTTTGATTCAATACCACTTATATCTGTGCCTTTAAGTTTTGAACCAAGTGGATATGAGTAAGTATATCTATCAGTACTTTTCAAAATATTTTCATCTTCTAATTTTGCAAAGGCATTTGTAATATTAAAATCTGTTTTTTGTTCCTCGCCATTTACCATGTCAATAAATCTATGAGATGCACCCACAAATCCACCAATAACATACGATGTTAAATCATCTGTAAAGGTATCATCGTAACTTAATATTTGAAATTCATTTGATGTTAGTGTACTTTCAATTCCTGATTTTGTTTCCAAATAACCTTTCTGAGTAGAAGATTGCATATGTTTGAAAGGAGCATTACCATTAATTAAATTTTGTTTTAGTAATGAACCCAAATCACCGTAAAAAATTACATCTTTTTCTGCCAATGATGAGAATATAAAATATGGTAAATTCTCATTACTTCTTGCTTTTTTTGTAACCCAAACTATTGCTTCCATAGGAGTTAGATTAGGTATTATAACCTTTAGTGTATTATTTTGTTCCTTTTCGGAATTTATTCTTATGAGGGATTTTTCTGGTAAGTAATCTGATAAAATATTTGTTATAATATCTGATGGTTTACCTTCATAATACTTGTTGACATTTTTTAAATTTGATTCGTATTGGCTATCTTCAATAAGATGTAAATGATACATTTCAAATGTTTTATTTTCATCCTTTACGGCACTAACAATATAATCAATATAAAAGGTATTAATTATATTTTTAGAATTTTCAGCTGGTTTTTTTATAGTAATTGTAATTTTTTCATCACCGCCAAAAACTATACCTTGAAATATATTATCATAATCAACAAAAATTAATGAACCTGAAAGATATGGCTTTGTAATATCTTCATAAATGTTTATATCAGTTATACATCTAGCAATATCAACTGAAAAATCTGAAAGTCTTTCACTTGTTAATATTGCTGAGTGAATAATAAAAGATGAACCTTCATCTCTATAACTTTGACTTACGCTTTCCATTATATTCCAATTTCACTTTGTATTGCATCAACTACTTGTTGTACAACTCCTGGTTTAAAAACTCTAATTTCTTTTAAACTATCATTTATACGAGTATAATTATCCAAATTGGTTACTTCTGTATTTAATGCACCAGTTATATCAACCACACCACTATCACTAACTATATCAACATAATTACCGTCAGCATCCTCCCAATGATGTGTCATTAAATGTCCAGCGACAACACTATTAATAGTTAAACTGACATTGGCATCGGTTGAAAGTATTGCAGTTTCACCAGCAATAAATGATTTTGTACCTTTTATAATAACATGACCTAAATCAAGATGTCTATGTGAAACCTCACCAGACACACCTGATGTTTGTCCAGTAATGATTGAACCAGGTAATATTTTATCTCTAACAGTGCCTGTGGCTGTTAATAGGTCCTCAACTAGGTTTGTCCCAGTTGTAAGTACTGTATTTGGATAATCTTTCTTTGCTTGATTTAATAATTCTAATTGTGTTAAAGGCCAACCTTGTTCTCTAATTTTATCATTGAGTAAATAAAATGTCCAATAATAATTAGGTGTTCTATATAATTCCTGTGATACTTGGTCAGGCCTCATATTTTCTAAAATTGTGTATTCTTGATATGCAGTGACATTATCCTTTATTTGGTCAATTACATCAGAATATAAAGATAATTCTTGAAAACGTACAGCGGTTTCATTATTACCAAATCTATAATCAATTTTTCCAAAATTATTAAAATAACTCATTGAATAAATTCTCCTTCGCTTTCAAGATTATAAAATGATTTATTTCTAATATCGTCTCTACTTAATGTTCTATATTCAGCAAATGTTAATGATAAATCAACTTCTGTAGGTTTACCTCCCGAGTGCCATGTCATCGCTGAAGCATTATAATTATGCTGAACAGCAGATAGATAACATGGTAGGATTTCCATATTAGGTAATGACCTATATCTTCCAGGTAAGGTTGTACCATTAATTGAACTCTCATATTGTACTCTTATATCAAATAGTTCTGGAAATCTATATCCGTATGGTATTGATGACTCAGCGCCAAAATTTATATGTTCAGGATACATTCTTAACCTAAACCATTGTATAATTTTTTCTATTTCTATTGATTCAGCTCTTGATAAAGGTACAAATTTAAAGGTAAATGTAAAATTTCTAATATTTACACTTTCAAAAGTTGACCTAGAATTTGGATTTGTTTTAATTTGAAATGCTGTTTGAACACCTGCTTGTACTCTATCACCTCCTGTTGCTGCAAGTCTAGTCGCTGCAACAGCCGCCAGTTCCGGCTCAGCATTACCCCTAAGAAAATCAAAAAATGAGCTACCAGCCTGAGCTGCACCTTGAAAAATTGCCCCAAATATATCATTACTATTTCTGAGTGCACCAGCTGCAGCCATTCCTGCAAGGCCTAATTCTGCATTTCTAATATTAACACTATCAGTAAATTGTAATGATACTGGTACATAAAGATAACAATATTCCTGTAATCTTTCAATTTTTATTCCAGTATTAATTTTTTGAACTTCCTCAATTTCCGCATCAGTGGCTCGAGTAGTATCTTTTCCATCAAAATCAATATTTACTAATCCTTCTTCCTTAACTTCCTTTGCAAATTCAATTGCTTCTTTAGCCTTTTCCTCAACAAATCCTTTTATTTTACTAAATGTACCTTCAACAGCTGCAGTCGCTGGTACTATTTTAATAGGTTGAAATTTTAAACGAGCCTTATATTTGTCTTGTCTGTTTTTAGGAAATTGATAAACATCCATATTATGTTCCTATAATAAATAGTTTTAATTTGTTTTTATTTATATGGAAAAATGGCATATTCTGGGATATATAAGGTAAAGAATCCAAAGAAATACAAGGGTGATTTTACAAATGTTGTATATCGCTCTGGTTGGGAGTTAAAAGTTTTTATATGGTGTGATAATAATGATGATGTAAGAGAATGGTCCAGTGAAGAAATAGTTGTTCCTTACTTTTATCAAGTTGATAAAAAATACCACAGATATTTTGTTGATTTAAAAATAAAATATAAAAGTGGTAAAGTTGTTCTAGTTGAAATAAAACCGGAAAAAGAAACAGAATTAC